ATCAAGAACGAGCTGCGCGAGGCGGCAGGCATCAACGAGATTGGGCTGGGCCAATTCGCCCCCAAGGGTCGGACCTCCGCGACGGAGATTAGCGCCACTTCGCAAAGCAGCAGCGCGCTGATCCGCAGCGTGGCCCAGACCGTCGAAACCCGGTGGCTGGACCCGACCCTCGACAACATCTGGAAAACCGGCGTGCAGCACGTTGGCCGTAACGACGCGGTTCTCCGCGCAGCGTGCGGGGAACAGATGTTCGACGCGCTGTGGCAGCACCGCAAGGAGCTGGTCTCCCGGCCGATCACCTTCCAGGCACGCGGGATCAGCAAGCTGATCGAGCGCAGCTCCAAGCTCCAGATGCTCATCCAGATCATGCAAGTCGCGGCGAGCAACCCGGTCCTGCTCCAGGCCTTTATGAAGCGGGTTTCGATTGACAAGCTGGTCGATCAGTTCTTCGTCCTATCTAACATCGACCCCGACAAGCTCCAGATGAGCGAGCGCGACGCCCTGGTGCGTCAGATCGTGGAGCCGGTCGAGCAGGCCCGGCAGGCGGCTATCGAAGCTGGCCCGCAGGCGCAGCAGCAGCCCGAGGGTCCGGGCGCGGCGGAGTTCGGTCAGGCGGCCAAGCTCCTCGGCCTCTCCGGGGACGGTGCTGGCGGTGACGGGGGAGGGCAGTAATGGCCGGCACTGACATTCTCGGCAACCCGTTCGCCAACTTCCTCCGGCAATTCGCGGGCCTGGGCCGGCTCAGCAACAACATTGACGACCGCCGGGCGCTCGCCCAGCCTACCGATGCGGGCAACTACGGGGCGAAACGGGACTACGGGCCCATCCCGAAGGAGGACGAGCTGGCCAATACGAAGGCCATGCTGGTCCAGATGATGACCGGGAGCGGCATGACCCCGCCCGGCTGGCAGCCCACGCCTCCCGCGAGGCCCCCGGGCAGCGTGACGAGCGAAGATGCGATGGCCGCGATCCTCAACGACATTGCCAGCGACCCTAACAAGTACAAGGCCCCGCAGTACAAGGGCAGCGCGGCGCAGAAAGCTGGCGTCGGGCTCGACAATGCGAAGCATTGGCAGCTCGTGCTCGACCTGATCCAGAACGGCAGCTTCCCCAAGCTCAACTATAACAGCCCCTACGAGGGCCTGAGCATCGCGGATTACCTCCGCGCCATAGGCTTGGACAAGAGCGTGCCGCCGAACCCCAGGCCAAACCCGCGCCGCTAGGCCCTTGACGCCGCTCTCCGGGCGCTCTACATGCGTTTAAACGGAGAGACCCATGCCACGACGGCCCGTAAACAGCGACAGCACCTTTGAAGAGGCGCTTGACGACCTCATCCAGGAGCACCGGGAGGGCGGCGAGTGGCTCGATTTCATCATCCGGGCGCTTGAGTACAAGCTGATCGCCCTCCGGGAGGAGAAGGATGAGTGATCTGGGGTCAATTCTCGGGGTACAGCGCAGCGCTACAGGTGTTAATGCACTGGACCTCGCCCTGCCGGAGCTGCACAACGACACCGAAGCGCAGCTCAGGGCTATTGAAAACCGTATTCAGACGCTTCTTGCGGGTGGAAAGCTGACGCCGGACCTTGCACTACAGGCCTGGATAGAGTACATCACCCTGCGAAAGCAGATCAACCGCCTCACTAGCCGTGTAAAGGCGGCCAGCCAAAGCCAGAGGAGCTAATACATGGCGAAAAAGACCCCTAAGCAGACCCCGACCCTGGGTTTCTTCGAAGCAATGGCCCAGCAGGGCCCGTTCGCGGGCTTCGGCGGCGAGCAGACCAAGCAGGAGCCGGTGAAAACGGGTGTTGACCCGACGATTGCCGAGCTACAGGCCCAGCTCCGCGAGCAGAACGCCCGGCTGGAGGCCTTCCAGCGCGAGCGGACCCTCCAGAGCGTCGCCCTGGCGGCCCCGACGCCCCAGGTACGGACCCAGGAGGACCCGAAGATCGGTCAGGTGGACCTCAGCGGCCTCCCGGACCCGGTTGCCGACTTCGAAGGCTACCAGAAGGCGCTCTCGGAGCGCATTTCGGGTGCAATCCAGACCGGCGTCAAGACCGGGATCGAGCGGCACAGCTCCGCGCTGACCGCCGAGCAGGAAGCGAAGCAGAAGGTGGACGCGCTGTTCACCGATTTCTCCAAGCTCAACCCGGAGTACGGCAAGAACGCCGACCGCGTGGCCTTCGCCGCCGAGAAGGCGGTCCGCGAGGCGCAGGCCCGAGGGCTGGACGGCCAGAAGTACATCTTTGGGGCCCGCGACCAGTTCTTCAAGGACGTGCAGGCGCATTATGACAGCGTGTTCGGCAAGCCGACCGCGCCGCAGGAGGAGGACGAGGGCGATGAGGGTGACGATACCGGCGCGCTGTCGGACCGGACCCTGGAGCAAGCCGCGACTGACGGTCGCGCTGTCGCCGTGTTCGGCGGATCGCCGGGCGGGAAGGGCAAGGGTGCGGCCCAGCAGCAGGAGCAGAAGGGCGACCTCCTCTCTGACCTCAAGGAGTTGCAGCAGAAGAGTGGGTTCTTCTAGAACCGGAGGCGTTTAAACGCGCCCCTACTTGACATGGCCCCGTAATAGAGGCTAGAATTGCGCCGTAATCCAGCGTCGGGTTGCGGCGCTCTTTCTTAGGGAACACATTCGCCCCATGTCTTGGCAGTTCGATATCCCCTCGGGGACCTTCAAGAACCACGCGCTCAGCACCGACATTCGCCGGGCCTCCATCCCGGACGTGCAGACCATGCGCTTCCTTCGCCCCGAGCCGGGCTTCGGCAAGGGCAAGGGTGAGAGCGTCACCATCACCCGCATCCTCTCGCTGCCGCTCGCCCGTCGAGTGAGCGAGAACGAGCGTCTGCCCTCGGGCCGCCCGGCCATTGAGACCAAGACGGTCGGCGTCTCGCAGTGGGGCTTCAAAATCCCCATGACCGAGTTCGAGAAGAACCTCTCGTTCTTCGATCTGTCCAACCCGTTCCAGTCGGCCCTCCGCGACCAGATCGCCCTCACCATGGACGTGATGGGCGCAGACGCGATGAAGCTGACCCCGGTCAAGTACACTCCGACCGCAGCCGGCGCGACCATCTCCACCACCGGCACCCCGGGTGCGGTTTCCGACCGCAATCTCGCCGTCCAGGACCTCCGCCGCATCTATGACGAGCTTTCCAGCTCGCTCCTGGTGCCGAAGTTCCGCAACGGCAAGTACGTCGGCATCCTCTCGACCCGCGCCGCGCGCGGTATCAAGAACGACCCTGAGTACAAGGATTGGCTGGCCCCCGGCTCGCCGGTTCCGTTCCTCACGGGCCAGCTCAAGGACGTTGAGGGCTTCTCGCTCTTCGAGAGCAACCACGTCGAGGCCTTCGCTGACCTCGCCGGCACGTCCACGACCACGGGTGAAGCCGTATTCTTCGGCGCTGACGCGGCCGGTCTCGTCCGTGTGATGGACCCGGAAATCCGCGCCGGTATCCCGGAAGAGCTGGGCACCTTCCGTGAAATCGGTTGGGTTGGTGCTCTTGAGGCCTTCCTGGTCTGGGAGAAGGCTTCGCAGGCCCGCATCGTCCACGTTACCAGCCTCTAAGGAGCCGCAGCACCCATGCACGACAATCTTAACCTCCGCGCTTACCAGACCGCTTCGGTCTCGGTCGCGAGCACCGGCGACAAGGCGCGGTTCGCCCCGTCTTACCCGATCCGCGTCCGGCGCTGGGGCTTCATCAACCTCGATACCGGTGCCGTGGACGTTGGCGCTGGCCTCGTGGTCTCGCTCGACAAGCGCCCGACCACTGGCTCCGACACCAACCGCGTCGAGCTGGACACCATCTCGACCGGCACGACCGACGTGGCGGTGGGCAAGGGCCTCTACAGCGAGTTCGCCAACGGCTTCAACGGCCAGAGCGTCTCGGCCATTGATGGCTCGACCATCAACGTCGCGCCGAGCCACCCGGACAACGTTCCGCCCTACCCGACCGAGGTCAACCCCGGCCAGGAGCTGGTTTTCGAGGTCAAGGACGCGGCCGACACCGCCGGCGCAGCCGTCGAGTTCTTCATCCACTACGAGGAGAACCCGTGGGCTGACGGCACCGAGCAGAACCCGCGCCTCGCGAACATGACCAAGGTGGCGAGCTAATGTCCCTGCACGGCAGCTTCGACCGCACTAAGCTCTTCTCGGAGCTGGGAAACCTGGATGATTGGGGCTCCGGCCCCGTCACCCCGGCGTCCAAGCGGCAGACCGCTCTCCGCAACCTGACCGGCGATGCCAACTTCACCATCGCCCAGCTCGTTGCCCTCTCCAACGTCACGCCCGGCGCTGCGGCGGCCTCCAAGGCTGTCGTGCTGGACGCGAACAAGGACGTGGCGACCCTCCGCAACGTCACTGCCGGCGTCTATCGCTCGTCTCTCGCGGGCTCCCCGCTTGTGGACAGCACCGCCGGTGCCAAGACCTACGCCGCTGCCGACGTGCTCTCGGGCCTCATCGTCCGCGATCCGAACGGTGCCGGCCGCACGGACACCTTCCCGACCGCTGCCCTTCTCGTGGCCGCGATCCCGGGTGCCGCCGTGGGCGACAAAATCCGCTGCAAGATCGTGAACAACGCTGACGCGGCGGAGACGATCACCCTCCAGGCCGGCTCGGGTGGCAGCTTCGGGGCGACGCAAAAGACGCACACCATCGCGCAGAACGCCTCGCTGGAAGTAGTGATCCGCCTGACCAACGTCACCGCCTCGTCTGAGGCCTATGTGATCTACGACTAAGACCTTCGGCTCTTGAATTAGCCGATCTGGGGACCTAGCTTATTGGACAAAGCTGGTCCCCTTTTCTTTTACCCCAGGAGAACAAATGCCCCAGCACATCGATTATGACCGTGGTGTACACAAGCGGACCGGCCCAGGCGGGATCGAGGTCTATATGTACAAGGACGACCCCGGCGTCTACCTCAACGCCTATGGCACACCGCTGCCGGAGAGCATCGCGGAGGCCGCCGGCTTCGACGTAGCCACGAACCGCAAGGCGAAGCTCAAGAAGGAGCGGGTTGCGGCTGCGCTGCGCGCGGTTGACGCGGACCTCGCTTCGCTTGAGGGTGAGCCGGATGCCGAAGAGGTCGTGACCAAGGAACAGGATGGTTGGAAGATCATCGATATCGGCCTCGGCCGCCGGTTGATCAAGGACCCGGAGGGGAACCAGATCACGCCGCAGTCGATGCCGCAGGAACAGGCCGAGAGCCTGCTCGCCCAGCTCGCCGGACCGCCTAGCACGGTCCCGGAGAAGGAGGCCAAGCAGAAGCCGAAGGCCAACGAGAAGCAGGGTAGCTCAGCGGCCTAGAGCAACGGGCTCATAACCCGAAGGTCGGCGGTTCAAGTCCGCCCCCTGCGTCCAACCCGGGGCCCTTCTACCAAGAGGGGCCCCATGCTATACTAGAGCCATGCCGACACTCTCCACGCTCAAGACCCGCGTTCTGACCCGCCTGATCGATACGCCCGCCACGGTGCAGGCCGAGGTCGTGCAGCTCCTCAACGACGCCATCCGGCTCGCGGAGGACACTCACGACTTCCAGTGCATGGAATACACGGCGGCCTACGTCACGAGCGCGGGCTTCGCCAGCATCGGAGCCAAGCCGGCGGATTGGAAGAAGGCTCGCGGGAAGCCGTACCGGCAGACCGACCTGGGCAACCAGCTCCAGCTCGCCACGGTGGAACAGCCCCAGCAGACCATCGGGGTCTACAATGTGGATGACGTGGGCGCTCCGCGCATCATTATCGAGAGCGACCCCATCGGGGCGAACAACACCCGCACGTTCCTGGTGCAGCCGATCCCGGACGGGTTCAGCGATTACACGGACGGCGAGTACCGCATCTACGTCCCCTACTACCGCTACCTTCCCGACCTTGGGGAGAGCGACAGCAACTGGTTCACGGACAACGGCTCGCTCTACCTCATCGCCGCCGCGACCAGCGCGGGCTTCGCACTGAACGAGGATGAGCAGCGTGAGGCGCTGTGGGCCCAGAAGATGCAGGGTCATCTCCAGCAGCTCGTCTCGCTGGACAAGCGGGCTCGCGTCGCGCGTGTCGGTTCGCTCTTCCCCAATTACGCCGGTGTCCGGCCGCCCCATGTAGAGGTCTGAGATGGCGAAGGGGACCGCAATCCTTCGCCCCAACTTCGGGCTCTATCTCGACCGGGCCCCGCTCACCGCGCCCAATCAGGCTGTCGTGGACGGCATGAATTTCCGGGTGCGTAATGGGTCCCTGTCGGACATTGGGCTCGGCTACACGCGCTTTGGCTCGATCCAACTAGACGGCCCGGTCAAGTTTATCGAACGTTTCGCTCGCCGTGACGGCGTGGTCAAGAATATCATCGGCACGCCCACCTCGCTCTATTCCCTCAACTACGGGGCCGCGACGGTCGCCTATCTCAACCCGCGCTACGAGACCGGGACCATCGCGGTGTCGAACGCGAACCCGGCCGTGGTTACGGGAACGGGGACGAGCTTCGTCACCGCCGGCATCAAGGCCGGGGATAAGGTCTACATCGGAGCCTCGGGCCGCACCGACCCGTCCGGGACGTGGTACACGGTCGGCAGCGTGACCGACAACACGCACCTGACCCTCACGACTTCGGTCCCGGGCACGCCTCTCTCTGGCCAGAGCTACACCATCGTCCGCATCTTCCAGGCCAACACGCTTACGCACTGGTCTACCCAGGTTTTCATTAACGATGCCGTCTCGGGGGATGACCTCTGGATGGCGACGAACGGGCTCGATTGGGTCATCTCATGGAACGGTGACGCGGATCAGGTTACGCTCAACAGCGCGCTCGGCTTCACCTGTCAGAAGCTCATCGTCTATTCGAGCATGATGATCTACCTCAATCTCGTGCAGAGCGGTGACAACCTCCCGACCGACATGATCAACAGCGACGTGGGCTCGCCACTCGACGTGGCTGGCGGGCTCTCGGAACAGTTCCGCGTCCACGCCGGGGCCGACGCTGTGATCGACGCCGAGCTGCTCGCGGACAACCTCGTGATCTATTCCCAGCGCGGCGTCCACCTGTGCCAGTTTGTGGGCGACCCGCTGATCTTCGCCTTCCGCCGCGCGGTTGCGGGTGTGGGCCCGGTGGCCTATGCCGTCGTGGCTAACTTCGGGGACTATCACGAGTTCCTGGGCGCGGACAGCATGTACAAGTTCGACGGCTCGACCCTTGTCCCTTCCGCGACCCAGGTGTGGCGGGCCAAGCTGCCGTTCCGCTCCGTCGCCAACGGGCCGCTGTCCTTCTGCTTCTTCGATGAAGGTGCGAACGAGCTGCTTTGGGCCATCCCCTACAACGATGACCCGGACAGCTCGCAGCCCAACTACGCCTACGTCGAGCATTACAGCGAGCAGATGCCGCAGAACGTCCCGCAGCCGTGGTCCGTGCGCCAGTTCCCGTTTACGGCGGTGGGCGAGATTACGTCCTCCGCGACCCAGCTCTGGTCCACGCTTTCGGGCACCTGGGAAGATCAGTCGTGGCGCTGGAACGACCCCACGCTCTTCGCGGAGGCCCCGCTCCTCCTGGCCGGTGACAGCGCCGGCAAGCTCTACACGCTCGGGGCCCAGACCTTCAACGGAAGCGTGATCAACAGCTTCGTGACCTTCGACCGCCGGGCTACGCTGGACGGGATCAATCGCGGGCTCATCTCGCGTATCTACCCCTTCGTGGTTTCGCCGGATGGTGGAACCTTCAACCTCTCCGTCACGCTCTACTGCGCGGACCACGCACAGGGCCCCTACACGATTGCCCAGACCGACAGCTTCGACATTTCCCTGCCCGAGGGCCGCCACTTCACCACGCCCTATCGCCGGGGCCGCTTCTTCGGGGTCTCCTTCGGGAGCAGCACGCTCAACGCAACGTGGTCGCTCGCCGGCTGGGATCGCGAAGTCAAAGTAGGAGGCCGCCGCTAATGTCGCGCCGCAAGGGTCAAGGAGTTTCCGAGCACGAGGCCACGGTGGCCCGCGTAGAGGCGGAGAACAAGAAGGCCGACGACTGGTTCGCGGTATGCCGGCACTGCGGCAGGGGGCTCTCGGGCACCCTCACCAAGTTGAAGGAACATCAGTGTGAAGCAGCTCCCGAACAACCCAAGCCTGCCTAACGCGGCCCAGGCCAACCCTGGGTTCCTCAACGCGCTCGTCAACCGGCTCGTCCAGGTGCTTAGCGAAATCTCGCGCGCCGTCAACACGAAGCAGGAGGTCGGTGACCCGCTGCCGGCCCCTCCGTACCTCAAGACCGCGCTTCCGAGCGCAGCCGTAAACGCTGGCAGCCTTATTTACGTCACGGATGAGGCTGGCGGGGCCACAATCGCGTTCAGCGACGGGACCAACTGGAGAAGGGTACAAGACCGGAATATCGTGTCATGAGTAAAAAGGTTTACGCGGATAAGAAAGCCCGCAGAAAACATCACTACCTTAAAGATAGAGAAAAGCATCTTGAGCGGGCCCGGCAATATAAAGCCAAGAATAAGGATAGGATCAAGGCATATAATCGTGCAACGCAGCTTATGCGGCATTACGGTTTGACCCTAGACGCATTTGAGGCCTTATGGGTAGAGCAAGAAGGGCTTTGTGCTATATGCCTTAGTGGATTAGAACGGAACCATAAGACGCATGTAGATCATGACCATGAAACCGGACAGGTGCGGGGCTTACTTTGTCGAGGCTGTAACAGCGGGCTTGGAATGTTTCATGATGATCTGCTGAGGGTTACTAGGGCGGTGGAATACCTAAAGAGGCATTGTCGCGTTCAGGATCGGAATGTGGTATCATAGCGGGATGGACAACCTCCTGGGCCGCCGCACGGCTAACGGCTATGTCGATTTTGGGGCCAACCGCGTTCCCCAGCTCCCGCAATGGATCGGGCTGACGGATCGCGTCTCCGGCATCGTGTGGTATCTCTCGCACAGCGAGGACCTGGGCTACGTCGAGCTGACGGACGAGCGCCCCGCTTCGCTGGACCATAGCGACGACGCCGTGATCTACCCGGCTTTCGAGGAACCCTTCGTTCCCGGCTTGCCGAACGTCCGCCTCATCGTGGAAGGTGGCCTGCTTGGCATGTCGGTCGAGCCCGCGCCTAGCTACATCGTGTCCAGGGCCAATGCGAGGCTGATGACCCGACGCGCGTTTAAACGCACCATCATCGAGATTGCGGCTCCGCCCGGCTGGCGTGAGCCCCAGACCCTCCAGTACGAGGCCGTGAGCACGCAATGACGACCTACCGCTTCGCCCGCCTTGAGGACGTTGACGCCTCTGCCGCCCAGGCTGCCGCACAAGCGGCTCAGGACGCCCAGGCCGCTGCGGAGGCTGCCGCCGCTGCTGCCGGGAACCCGCGCTGGAGCCTTGAGGAAAGCTCGGGCTTCCTCCAGCTCACGAATGACGAAGCCTCGCCGGCCGCATGGAAGGTCTACGGTGTAGACGGCTCCGGTGTCCGGGGATGGCGGGACCCTCACGTTACCGTAGGCCAGATTGAAGCGTCCGGGACCCCCGGACCCAGCACCTTCCTCCGTGGTGACGGAGAATGGGTTACGGTTCCGGGCGACATGCTGGCGTCCGTCTATGATCCCAATGGTCATGCCACCGACGCCTTTGCCTTCGCCAACATGACGGGCACGGTGAGCATCGCTCAGCTCGGGGCCAGCGGTACGCCAAGCAACACCACGTTTTTGCGTGGTGATGGTGTCTGGGCCCCCGGTGGTGGTGGTGGTGGTGGCAGCGGGGATATGTCCAGCGCGGTCTACGACCCGAACGGGATCGCGGCCGACGCCTTCGATATGGACAACATGGTCGAGGGCACGAACACCAAGATTATGACGGCGGCCGAGCGTACCCAGCTCGCTGGGCTTACGGGCTCTTATCAGCCCCTCGATAGCGATCTGACTGCAATCGCCGCGCTTACTACGACCAGCTTCGGCCGCTCGTTCCTTGACCGGGCCGATGCGGCTGCCGGCCGCACGCTCCTGGGGCTCGGGACTTCGGCCGTGATCGATACGGGCACGAGTGGGACCAAAGTCCCCCTGCTCGACGGAGCGAACACCTGGAGTGCCAACCAGACCCTCTCAGGCAAGCTGTGGCAGGGCGGTATCTCCGCCGCAGCTCAGGGCACGAACCTTTCGGGCTTCGCCAGCTCTACGGCCGGAGCCTCGCTCGTTGTCGAGAACACGAGCGCCAGCGGCTCGGGTGGTGGCGGCGGCTTCCTCGCCTACAGCAACGACGGCGCGGCGATGGCGTCTGGCGACCGGCTGGGCTTCTTCCTCTTCGGCGGCTCGTCCAGCGCCAGCTCGATCCGCAACACGGCCGGTGTAGCCGGCTTCGCCTCTCAGGCGTGGGTCGATGCCAGCGCCTACGGTACGCGGCTGGAGTTCCTGACGACCGCGAATGGGGGTACGAGCCGCACGACCAAGCTGATCCTCGGCAACAGCGGCCTGCTCGTCTTTGGTGCGACCGAAGCGAACAGCGTTCCGGCTCTCAAGCCGTCGAGCGCCGTGCTCCAGGTCCGACTTGGTGATGACAGCGCCTTCGCTGATATCGCGGTCAAAGGCATCGCGGTCAACTCGGGCACCCTGACCGGCTTCACGTCGGGCTCGTCCCTGCTCAAGGGTGACGGCTCGGGCGGCTTCGCCTCCGCTACGGCCGGCATCGAATACCGGGATCGCCTTACGGCTGACCGGACCTATTACGTTCTGACGACCGGCAGCAATAGCAACAACGGCCTCGCGAATACTGCCGGCGGTGCTTGGCTGACCCTCCAGTATGCTGTCGATTACGTTCTCGACCGCCTCGACCTCAACGGGTATAACTGCACGATCCAAGTCGGCTCGGGAACCTATACGACTGGCGTCACGATCCTGGGCAAGCGCCCTGTCGGCGGCCTCTTGAAGCTCAAGGGCGACACCACGACCCCGAGCAACGTCGTCATTTCGGTGACGGGTGGCCAGTGTATCGATCTGCGCCGGGGCACGGGAATGTACATTGAGGGCTTCAAGCTCTCGACCACGACCAGCGGCAATTGCTTGCATATCTCCAGCCAGTCGTACCTGGGCATTACCGGGAACATGGAGTTCGGCGCTTGCGCCGGCATCCATATCACGGCTGACCATGAGAGCTGCATCGGCATCTCGGCCTCCGCCTACTCTATCACCGGCGGAGCCACGACGCACTGGAACGCCAACAACAATTCGGACATTGAGGTCGTCCAGGGCCCGCCGGCCATCACGATCACCGGCACTCCTACCTTCACGCAGTTCTATGCCTATGATCGCGGCGGTGGGATCGAGAACGACGCCACCTTCACTGGCTCGATCACCGGCTTGCAGGGTTCGCAAGGTGCGACGGGCTGGATACGCAGCTCGACCACGATCCCCGGCTCCGGCGTAAGCTACGCGGACCGCACGGTTGGCAACGTGTTCATGCCGACGATTGGCAAGCAGCTCGTCATTGGTGCTGCCGCATCGCAGTCGATCAGCGCAGTCACCCCGGCCAACCAGACGCACGGCGACAGCACGAACGCTGCCGCTGCGGCGGTCTATCGCTGGTCCAACGACACTGGCCCGGCCCGAAACTTCCTGGTGAAGTCGCGCGGAGCGGCTATCGGGACGAACACCATCGTCCAGAGCGGCGATACCCTGTCGGAATGGATCACCTACGGTGCAAACGGCACGGGCTTCAACCCGGCTTCGTCCGTCCGCACGACTTCGGACGGCACTCCCGGCGCGTCCAACGATATGCCGGCCAAACTGGAGCTTATGGTCACGGCAGATGGCTCCGGTGCGCTCGGCACTGGCCTCACGGTACGCCAGAACAAGGCCATCGAGTTCCCGTCTATCTCCACGACGGCTTCGGCGGCTAACGCCTTCCTCGACAGCGCGGCGAACAACAATCTCCTGCGCTCGACCTCTTCGCTCCGCTACAAGACCGACGTGGAGCCGATTGAGTATGCTCGGGCTGAGGCCTTCCTCCTCCGGGCCAAGCCGATCTGGTATCACTCGCGGGCCTCGGCCGACAAGCTGGAGAGCGGCGACGCCAAGTCCTTCTACTCCTTCGGTGCTGAGGACCTTGCGGCCATCGACCCCCGCCTCGTTTATTGGGGCTATCACGACGACGACTACGAGGTCACGGTAGAGGACGACACGGAAGTCCGTACTCTCCGCCCTGATGCGAAGCCCTCTCCCATGGGCCGCGACGATGGTGCAATCATCGCCTTCCTTACGACCCTGGTCCAGGACCTTGCCGCCCGGGTGGCGAAGCTGGAAGCCAAGAAGAAATGATGGTAGAATAAGCCCATGGCTATCGAAACCGCGACCTATGTCAACGACCTCAACTCGGCCAACCCGGGGGCTACTGACGTTGCCCAGCAGGGCGACGATCATATCCGGCTGATCAAGGCCGCGCTCAAGACCACGTTCCCGGGTCGGGATCATGTGGACTATCTCGCGTCGGTCGTGGCCAAGACCTCCAACTTTTCCGTGGACCAGGACCAGCGGGGCTACCCGGTCGATGCGACGGGAGGCGCGGTCACGGCGGCCCTGCCGGCCTTCTCCTCGATCTATGACGGGTACGAGATCACGGTCTGGAAAACCGACGCCTCGGCCAATGCGGTCGTGCTGGACGGCTCGGGTTCGGAGCAGATCGAGGGGGCGACCACGCTCTCGCTCGGCTCTCAGTGGGCCGGCGTCACGCTCCGCGCCGACAAGACGGGGACGCAGTGGCGTATCGTTGCGCGTTGGGGTCGCGTGCTCGCGGCCTACGGCATCACGGCTTCGTTCACGGAAACGTGCGATGAGCCGATCTACATTGCCCAGCCCCAGGCCAAGACCTACCGCATCGTCATTGACCGCAAGTTCGCCGGCACCATCCTGGAGATGACGGGGCGAACGGAGAGCGGTTCGGTCACGGCCCAGCTCCAGAACGCAGGCGTGAACGTCGGTTCGGGGCTTGCCTGTACCACGGCAGAGGCCAGCACGACCTACAGTACCGGCAACACCTTCGCGGCCGGCGACGATTGGACCATCGTCCTTTCCTCGATCACTAGCGCCCTGGGCCTCTCGCTCAACATCAAGTATACCCGGGTGATTTCGATTTGATCCGCGCCCCTGTCCACTTCCTGCGCCGTCCGGTCCTTGTCCCGGCCTATGTGAAGTTCGATGATGCGGCCTATGACCGTGTGATGGAGCAGCTTCGGGCCGATGAGGCCCTGCGGCTCGTTACCTTCATCGACGGCTCGGTCCCCGGCTCGCAGGTTGTCCAGGGCTCCTCCCTCAGCTTCACCGTCCCCCTCTTCGCCTCCCTCGTAATCGAGGGCTATGGCCCAGGTGGCGGTGGCGGTGGCGGCAACTCTGCGTCAAGCGGCTTGGGCACTACGCCCAGCAACACGACCGTCGCTGAGCTTTCGCTTACCGCAGGCGCGGGAGAGGGCGGCAAGAACACCTGGGGCGGAGGCGACCGCCCCGGTAACGGTGGCACGGCGACCGGGGGCGATATCAACACGTCCGGCATCCGGGGCGACTACCGCGACAATGCTTGGGGCGGCAAGGGCGGCAATGCCCCTGTCGGTGGAGCCCTTGGCGGTACAGGCTCCCATAGCGGCAGTGGCGGGGATGGCGGTGATCCCGGAGCCGGTGGCGGCGGTTGCGCGTACAAGAGCGGTGATGAGGTTGGCCATGGCGGGGGCTCAGGGGCCTATCTCAAGAAAACCCTCTCCCCCGGACAGATCACGCCGGGCACCATCCTCTCGCTCGTAGCCCCTGTCGGCGGGGCTGGTGGCCTGGGGTCCTTCCACGGCGGCCAGGGCGGCGACGGCAAACTTTCACTTGCTTGGACCTGACCCTATATAAGGGGGTCGTTTAAACAAGGAGAGCCCCCATGCCCGCCATTCGGATCACCGACCCCCGCTTCCTCCTCTTGCCGCAAGCCCAGGACCTCTTCCGGGCCGCCTATGAGCAGGACGGGTTCAACCCGCAAGTGTTCGACAAGCATCCCGAGGCCTTCGTAGCCCTCATTTCAGACCTTGAGCACAACGGGGTCTTTGTCGGCATAGATGAGGCTAACAATATCTGTGCCCTCGGCATCGTTATTCTCCCCTCCAGCCCGCTCTTCCCTATTCCCCAGGCCGTCATGTTCTACAACGACGGGGACGCAAGCGTTGCGGATGAGGTCCTTCGCGCCGGTGTAGACTTCGTGAAGGCTGCGGGGTATAATAAGGGCTGGGCCATCAACGCCTCGGGCAAGTCGGATGCTGTCTGGTCCCGCTCGTTTAAACAGGCCGGTACTGTCTCCAAGGTCGGCAGCATCATGCAGATCGACTTCGCGGAGACCTAAGATAGGGTAATCGCGAAGTGCAGCTCTTTGGTGGTAGCTCCTCCTCTTCGACCCCGAAGGATATGACGCCCCCGGAGGTTAAAGCCCTCCGGCAAACGTTTGCCAAGACCCTCCAGTCTGTCCTCCAGGGCGGCTCCGCAGGCACCACGGCACTCTCGGGCATCCCCGGCTACAATGGCCCGCTTGTCGCGCCGATCACAAGCGGCGAACAGAGCCAGCTCGACCGCATCTCCGCGATGGGTGCCGACCCGTCCTCTTCGGACTACCTCAAGAGCGTGCTCGCGGGCGACTATCTGCCCGGCGGATCGAAGGCCAACCCCTTCCTCCAGGCCACGATTGAGGCGGCCCAGCGCCCGACCCTCCAGGGGCTTGAGGAAACCCTCGGTCGTACCCTCCCGTCCCGCTTCGTGCTTGGCGGCCAGGGCACCCAGCCCAAGACCTCCAGCGCCTTCGACCGGGCCGCCGCCCTCGCCACGACCGGCGTCGCGCAGTCGCTGGGCGATATCGCCTCCCAGATCAGCTTCGGGACGCAGACCGCCGAGCGGAGCAACCAGCAGCAGGCTGTTCAGCTCAACCAGCAGCAGACCCAGAGCGCGATTGACAACCTCAACGCACAGGCTCTCCCGCGCCTCATCCAGGAGCAGGGGATCGAGCAGGGCATCACGCAGTTCAACAACCGCCTGACGGCTCTCCTCCAGGCCCTCGGTGTGGCGACGAACACTCCGCTCCAGACCGTGGCGAACAGCTCGCAGAGCCAGTCCTACCCGGGCATCTTCTCCGCGCTCTTCCCCAAGGGGCTCTAAGCGATGGCTTCACCGTTCTCTCGCCTCCTCAATCCTGATCAGGCCGGGACCTTCACCGGCTTCCTCGGCCGGGTCACGGGCCAGCAGTCGATGCTCGATTATCGGGCGAATGCGCTGGCCAAGCTGTCCGAAATCCAGCAGAACGACCCCAATCCGGGCTCCGCGCTGATGAAGCTCTTCGGCACGCCGGAGTTTCACGACGCCTTTGCCCGCGATCCCGACTTTACCAGCACGATCACGGACCTCATCAAGACCGCTCAGGTCGGCCGGGCCCAGATGAAGCCGACCGATATGGAGGCCAATCTCCAAGGCGCAGGCATCCCCGCCGGTTCGCCGGAGGCTCAGCAGGCCTACAAGATCAAGCTCGGTCTCGCTCCCGAAGCTGGGCAGCCGACAGAGTTCCAGAAGCTCGCTGATATCGCCGGCCTCAAGGGTGACGACCTCCGCAAGGCGGCCCTGGTCAAGCTGACCAAGCCGGGCGATCCGACCCAGCAGCAGCAGGCCGTCCAGGCGCTCTATGATGCCGGCGTGATTGACGATCTTACGGGCCAGAAAATCCTCGCCGGCGTGCTGCGCCCGATTGAGAACAAGGACCAGTTCGGCCAGCCGACCGGGACCTTTACCATCGTAGACCTCACCGACCCGAACAACCCCGGGGCGATCCCGCTCCGCCCGACCCAGCCCGGTAACAAGGTCCAGGCCCCGACCCAGGACCTCCCGGACGGCTCGCAGGCCGTGACGCCGCAGCCCAGCGAAGCCAGCGATAGCGGCCAGCCGGCTACGGAGACCGGAAAGTTCGCCCTGACCCTCGACCGTACCCCGCCTGCGTTGCGCGGCATGTTTGCCAACGCCTCGGCGGCGACTGGCGTCCCGGCAGACCTTCTCGCCTCCCAGGCCTATTTCGAGAGCCGCTTCCGCAACGTCACGTCGCCGGCTGGGGCCAAGGGTATCTCTCAATTCATGCCCGCTACGGCCAAGCGGTTCGGGGTCAATGTGAACGACCCGCAAAGCTCGATCAACGGGCAGGCGAAGTATATGCAGTTCCTCCTCAACCGCTATAACGGCAACGTGGCCTACGCCCTTGCCGGCTACAATTGGGGCGAGGGGAATGTGGACAAGTGGATCAAGAAGGGTGCGGACCCCCGCCGTCTGCCGGCGGAAACCCGAAGCTATATCGCCCGCATCACCGGCACCCGTGGCATTGACGCCTCGAATATGCAGGTCCAACTAGACGGATCGAACACCGGAGCCTCCGCTGACGCTCAGGGCCAGGAAAGCAACCCGCAGTTCACCCCCGCAGGCCAGCGGATGAAGGACCCCTCCGAGATGTTCCTCGGCGCTGGTCCGGTCGGCGTCGGCGCTGAGATTGGTGGCGGTATCCTGGGCAATATCGACCCCGCTCTCCGGGCCGGCCGCTTCGGAACGTACCGCAACGCCATGCGTCAGCTCCAGTTCTCGGTCTCCGCCATGCGTAACTCCGGGCGGCTGGCGGCTGACGCCAAGAAGGCCGAGGCCCTGGTCCCGGATATGGGCGTGACTTCAAACCCGGCCGACGCTACCCAGAGCGCCATCCAGCTTTACGACTTCATCATCGGGTTGAAGGCGAAGGCCGTCGCGGATCAGGCGGATATTTCGAACAGCATCGACGTGCGGAAGGAGGCCAACAAGGACGTGGGGGTCCTCAACAAAATCCTCCTCTCGCTGCCGACCCGCGAACAGATGACCAATCGCCTCCAAAACCTCGATCAGGGCAAGGGCGGCCAGCTCGGCGTCGGGGACGTTATCTCGGGCGTCGAGAAAGCCGTATCCGGGGCCGTGGGCGACGTGTCCGGTGCCGTGGAAGGTGCGGTCGGCGGCCAGCCGCAGGGCAACGGGCTCGACGTGGCAAAGCTGGGCCGGGACGAAGTTCTCCAGCTCGCCCAGGACCCGAAGTCGCTCCAGAGCCTTTCGGACGACCAGCTCAAGGAGCTGAGCGCCAAGTGGAACGAGCTGTACAATAGCGCGGGGAATTGATGCCCAGCATCGGCCGGAACGTCGTAGACCAGAACAAGAAGCAACCGCCTGCCAACCCGTTTGAGGAGGCGCTGGCCGCTCGCGCTCAGGCCCAGCAGCCCCCGCAGGAGCAGCAGGCTGCCCCGGCGCAGCAAAACCCGTTCGACGCTGCGCTCGCTGCGCGGAACCCGCAGGACCCCAACGATACGGGCTCCGCAGCAGGTAACTTCGCGGCCGGTGCGAACGACCGCATCTCACAAATCCTGGGCTCCATCGTCGCGGCTGTGACCCCCGGCGACCCTGTTGCCGACGCCAAGCGGATCAAGGAAACCGGCGACCCACTCGCTGGCCTCACCGACCGCTTCTCTGGCGGGACCCAGGTTGTCAAGAAGGGAGCCAAGGCCATCGGCATCAACGCCAATGCCCCCGACACCTACGCTGGGCGGCTAGGAGGGCGGTCCGTAGACGCGGCTACGATCCTCGGATCGCTCTTCGCCGCTGCCCCCGCTATGGCTGCCCTCCCGGAGGCGGGTACGGGTAGCGTCGTCCAAGGCTTCCTGAAAGAGCTGGGGACCTTCCTCCAGTCCCGGCCCGCAGCCGCGATCTTGGCCGATATCGGAGCCAACGCCGGCGGTGAGCTGGGCGCTACGCTGGAGCGCAAGGCCGGCGGTTCCGGGGCAACGGGCGACATTATCGGTTCCGGGCTAGGGGCCGGCGTTGTCAGCGGCATCGGCTCCATCGGCAGCCGGCTGGTCAAGAACATCAAGCAGATCATCATCCCCAGCGAATTTGGCGAGCCGCTCGTTCCCCGCAACGCCTCACCGGGCTATACGCAGTCCTTCTCCCAGGATCAGGTCCAGGGCGACGTGGACAACATGACCAACTATATCCGCCGCGTGGTGGAGGGGGCTCAGACGGCCCGCACCCCGGCGGAGGCGAGCGTCGCTCTTCGGGGCGGGCTCCAGCGGGCCCTCCGGGTCGGCCGGGCAATCGAGAGCCGTGCGTGGCAGGCCATCCCGGGCGAGACCCCGGTTCCGGTCAAGAACCTCTGGTCTGACGTGGCTGGAGCGGTCAACGAGGCCCGGGCCGTGTCCCCGGACAGCATCCCGCAGGACCGCCTCTCGCAACTCCGCGTGCTCGTCCAGCGGGCCGCCAAGACGGGCGTGCAGCCCCAGGTTCGCCGTCTCCTCGGCCTCCGCTCAGACCTCCTCCGCGACATTCGCGAGGAGCTGGGCAAGACCGCGCCGAACCGGCCGCTCAACCGGGTGCGGCAGCAGATGGTCAACTCGATCCAGGATGCCGTTGATCAGGCTCTTCCGGGCGATGCGACCGTGGCCCGCGCTCAGTCCATCTCCAAGCAATTCAACAACCTCTTCACTCGCGGCCCGGTCGGACAGGTGCTCCGCCTCGACAGTCTGGGCGCTGAGAAGGTCGCCCCGGAGGATACGCTGAGCACGCTGCTCCGCAAGCCCGACGCCGGAGCCCAGATCGCGGAAATCGCCGGGGCCGGAGCCAGGGTGCTGCCGCGCCGTGTGGCCACTACGGCTCCGCAGGGTCTCCTCCGCGACTACGAGGAAGGCGTCCGCGCCACCTTCGCGGAAGTCTTGGGCGAAGGCACGCCCGGACAGGTAGGCCGTGCCGACAAGTGGCTCAACAACCCGATGCTCCAGCGCAACATTCGTCCGCTGGCCGAGGCGGGGCAGGACCTCGACGGCTCGATCCGGGCACTCCAGGCTCACCTGGACGAGGAGAGCATCATCCGCAGCAGCGCCTTCGCCAAGTTCTCGGCCGAGGAGCCCAGCGTTGCCGTGGACCGTATCCTGGCCTCTGCCACCCCGGCCAAGGACGCGACCGAAATCATGGCCCGGCTCTCAGCCGACAGCGATGCGGCTGACGGGTTCCGGGATCAGTTTGTGAAGTCTCTCATCGCTCGGGGCAAGGGTGACCCGGAGAACGTGCTCAACATTCTCAACCTCCCGAAGGTCGGGCAAGTGGCCCGCGTCGTGCTGGGCGAGACCAATGCGGCTCGGTTCAAGAAGATCGCGGCTTACGGGCTTCGCGTGAAGCAGGGCAAGCTCGCCCCTGGCGTCCTCATCGGCCGGGCCTTCGCCAACATCTCCGCCACCCTGCTCGGCGCTAAGGTCGGCCGTCAGCTGCACAGCGGCTCGATCCAAGTTCCCGCCATCACGGCCCGCGTGGCCCGCGCCTTCGTATCGAAGATGATCGGCGGGCTGCCCGGTGACGAGCTGATGGCACGCGCCGTGCTCGACCCGAAGTGGGAAAGCTATCTCTACCTCCGGGCCCCGCAGTCGCCCAAGGAGCTAAAGGCCATCTCGACCAAGTTCCGCCGTCTCATCTACCTCAGCGAAGGCGTCCGCGCAGCAGCGCTCGACAAGCTCGCCGCAGATCAGGAGAAACGCCGCAATGGCAAAAATTGATCGTGACTACCTCTTCGCCACCCTCCGGGGCAGCGCGGCCTTTCCTCACGGCTTCACCCAGCCGGCCGTCAATGGCATCAACGCCATCGTGGACGAATGGGAGAAGCGCCCCGAGCTGATCGACCTCCGCTGGCTGGCCTACTGCCTCGCCACCGCTCGCGGCGAAGTCGGCCTCAACATGCAGCCCGTCCGCGAGGGCTTTGCGGCGTCGGACGCCGGGGCCCGCACTCTCGTCCGCAATCTGCACCGTAGCTACGCCATCGTGGTAAACGGCCACGTCTATTACGGTCGGGGCCTCGTCCAGCTCACATGGTACGACAACTATGTGAAGATGGGCAAGCTGCTCGGCTTCGACCTTGCCAGCGATCCCGACAAGGCCCTGATCCCGACCATCGCCGCCGATATCATGTTCACTGGCATGACCCTCGGCACCTTTACCGGCAAGAAGCTCGCGGACTATATCTCCGGGACCAAACGCGATTACGTCGGGGCCCGCCGCATCATCAACGGGCAGGACCGGGCCCAGGAGCTTGCCAGCTATGCGTCCGCGTTCGAGAAGGCATTGCGGGTAAAAGACGTGCAGGATCAGCCACTTCAACAGCCGGAGCCGATTTCACCCCAAACTGTTGAAGTGCCGCCTGTACCCCAGGAACCCGCAGTTCAGCCCCCCGTTATAGTCCCGGAAGCGCCGAAGGTAGGCTGGTTTAAACGCGCCTTGTATGCTATACTTCGCGCCATCTTTCCAGGAGCGTTTGACCAATGAAACTCAACCCTATCCAGATTTTCGGCTCCGTAATCCGGGGCCTTGGAGGCCCGGTCGGCGTCGCTGTCGGGACCGCCGTCACCGAAGCCCTCCAGAATGAGGCCGAGAGGGCCGCCGACAAGTCGCCCACGAACACCGTGGCCGTAGCTCCGGTCGTACCCCCGAGCAAGTCCGCGATCCTCAACTTCCAGCTTATCGGCCCGGCGGCCACCTTCCTCGCTGCCATCGCTGGCTACTACGGACTGGACCTCTCGGCTGACGACCTCATCGCCCTCATCTCCGGCGGCTTCGTCCTCCACGCGATCATCACCTGGGTCCTGCGCCGGTTCTTCTCCAAGCACATTGTCGCGAAGGTCAAGGACGCATAAGCATGACCGAGCTGGTCCCCGAGGTTACCCTCAAGGACGACCCCGCTACCCGGAAGTGGCACATTGATCGGCGCATTCCCCTCGCGCTGATCTTTGTCATCGGGCTCCAGATCGCGGGCTTCATCTGGGCCGGGGCTCAGCTCTTCGCTTCGGTCGGCCGACTGGACGAGCGCGTGACCGCGCTGGAGCAGCAGGCCAAGACCACCATCGAGACATCTAACCGCATCGTGCGGGTTGAAACCAAGCTGGATGCGGTGGGGGATCGGCTCGACCGGATGGGCGACCTTCTCCGGGAGCTTCTGGTGGATAAGGCGGCGGAGAAAAAGAAGAAGGGTGTTGCAGATTAGCCACACCAGCACTACATATAGTATGCCAGCGCGTTTAAACGCGCCTCTCCTCGCCAAAGCACCCCCGGGGCCCTCTCCTCCCCGGGGGTCTCCTTTTTCAGTACCGCGCCGCGTGCTCGACGCCGAGGATTTTGTCATTCCTGTAATCGGCCGAAAGGCTCACGTTGATAGGGTCAGTCCGCAGCTTCACATACTTGTATTGATCAGGCCGAAAGGTGATGGCCGCTGGGGCACCGATGCCCAGTCGAGCCAGCTCGTGAAGGAAATGTGCCAGCGCTTGATCGTAGCTAGAGCTGTCAGACATTGGGCTTCTCCTTGTCCCCCACCGCATGGACGGGTATCCACTTACGCGGGTCTGTGCTCATCCCGCCCGCGTTGATCAGGCGCTCCTGGTGCGCTTCCTTCGGGTTGGGCACCGCCTCGATCATCCGAGCGGCGTGCTCGTTGAGCTTCGCGATCCAGCCGTCCTCAACCTTCGGCGGCCGGTCATCCGACCAATTGCCCCGGATCATGCTGTCACGGATCACGACGAGGCAGGCGATGGCCTTCACGAGATGCGAGAGCCCGCTGTCCGGGTCGATATCCTCGCCCTCCCACCACGCCATCAGGTGCCGGAGGGCGGCGTCGTAGTAGACGCTGGCCCGGACGCCGACCGTGCGGTAGTTGTGCCGGCCGTACTTGAGGGCCCCTTCTAGCATGGCGAGGCCCAGCTCCATAAGCACCGGGCCCGAGACTGCCGACATAGGGACCTTCTTGATCCCCACGCTGTCCTTCGGGTTGCTTGGCTTCTCGTTCGGGGCCTTGATCCCGGAAACGTAGGTGGCCGCCACTCTTGCAGACTGTGGTACGATCATCTCA